AATAATAAATGCTTTATTTGCGTAGATCAGGATAATAAAAACAGCCGTGGAAATATATTAGAGGTAATAAACAATGTCGCTAAAAAAACTTATAAAACAAAACGCTAGCACAGTACTTGGAGTAGATTCATCAACAAACTCCTTTGCCTTCTGCCTGTTTGATGGAAAGCCAATTAAATGGGGTAAGATAGATTTTCATGGCAACAATATCTACGATAAGGTAATTGACTGTAGGGATAAGATGCCGTTTATCAAAGAAGAGATAAAGCCCGATTATATTTGTATAGAATCAGCCATTATGGTAAAGTCTCAAGCAGTAGCGATACACATGGCTATGATAGTGGGAGTTCTGATTTCAGAACTGGCACTAGATTCTAAAAGAATTATTACTGTCCCTCCAATACAATGGCAGTCATACATTAACAATAATAATTTAACAAAGGCTCAGAAGGCTCAGATAAGACTAGACAATCCAGGCAAATCAGACAATTGGTATAGAAATTATGCAAGGACTACAAGAAAACAAAAAACTTTAGATCATTTCAATAATATGTTTAACATAAATCTAGAAGATAATGATGTTGGAGATGCCTTTGGACTAGCCTATTATGCTCACAAGAATCTGGTAAATTATGGCTAAATTATATGAAAACAAAGCATTCCTTACAAAAAGATATCTTGTAGATAAAAAATCTTTAGAAGAGATTGCTAAAGAATGCGGGGTAAGTCATCAGACTATCTATCGATACTTAGTAAAATATAATCTCATCCGTGACCTAAGAAAGTTTGGTAAAAAATGATTGAACAAGACCTACAGCGCATGTATGCTGAGAAAATTATGGATGATATAAAAGAAGGTGTGCAATTAATTCCTCGTAACACCGTTGAGATGGCAATTCAAGATGAATGTACTAGAGTAACCTCTTTACTTATAGAAAAGAATAGATCGTACGGTAACTCAGCGCTTAACCCAGTAAGAATATTTTCACGATCAGACACAACTGAACAGATAAAGGTTCGTATAGATGATAAACTATCTAGATTTATGAATGGGGATGATACCTTTAAGGAGAACGACCTTGACGACCTGATGGGTTATCTGGTATTATTGAGTATTGCACTTAAGGAGACATGGAAGTAATGCCGCTTTACACATTTACATGCATTGATTGTGATAAGTCACATGAGATGTTAATGAAGATGGAAGAAAGAGACAATGCTATATGCCCCGACTGCGGACTGAGGCTAGTCAGAAACATTGATTCCCCAGGAATGGTTTGGGCTCCCACCCGTGGCGGAAGTGGATTCGCCACCTAACAAGGAGAGTCATGTCTAAAAAAAGAGTCGGTGATTCAGAAGAGTTGCCAACATATAAAGTAAATCCAGACATATCTGTGTTCTATGAACTTAAATTTGGTAAAACAGTTATTAAGCCTGGTGATTCCTTAAAATTTAAGGATGTTCGTGGATCTTTTAGATTTATTAGACTCGCTCACAATGTTAAAAAAGATGTTACTTGGATAGATTGCTATTCTCCTACTACTGGGGAATATAGATCATTCTATGTGGAAAAACTTAAAGGAGTGGTCCACGCAAAGAAGAGTATTAGGAAGAAGATGAATGTCAACTGATATAGTTCTTGCCGAACGGTGGGAAAAAATAAATAAGGTTGTAGATGTATTCTTAAAAGGAACTACTAATCCAGCATCTATCGCTAAACTTACTGGCTTTAAAAGAGCAGAGGTTCAAGAGTATCTTGACGAGTGGCGTTCTGTTATTCAAAGCGATAGACAGATTCAGATGCGTGCAAGAGAGGCATTATCTGGCGCAGATAGACATTACTCCATGCTTATTGAAGAGGGCTGGGATGTTATTAGTCAGGCGGGGACAATCGGGGATCTTGGTAAAAAAACTGCTGGCATTAAAATTGTTGCAGATATCCAGCAAAAACAAATAGATATGCTTCAGAAGGCTGGCCTTATTGAGGACAGCGAAATTGCTCAACAGATCATTGAGACCGAGCGGAAGCAAGAGATCTTAGTTAGGATTTTAAAGGAAGTCGTTGCAGACTGTGAGCATTGTAAGAGAGAAGTCTTTAAAAGACTAGAAGAAGTTACAGGTAAGGCAGAGGGCTTCTAGTGTTTGATGATTTTATCTCTGCTCTAGAAGAGGATGAATTTGATGAGCATCCAGTAAACATTGAAGAGTTTGTTACAAATGAAGACTACCTCCACCTCCCCCCGCTTTCAGCATTTCAATATCAAGCAATCAAAGCCATGACTCAAGTGTATAAAAAAGATACATTGGTAAAACTATATGGGGAAGAGGAGGGCGTAAAAAGAAGCCGTCAAACCTGTAATGAAGTTATTCTTCAACTTGGAAAGGGAAGTGGAAAAGATTATATTTCCACTATCTCTGTGACCTACCTTGTATATTTATTGCTGTGCTTAAAAGACCCTGCTAAATATTTTGGTAAGCCCCCTGGTGACTCGATTGATATTATTAATATCGCTATTAACTCTGAACAGGCAAAGAACGTATTCTTCAAAGGTTTCCGTAAAAGGATTGAAGACTCTCCTTGGTTTGTTGGAAAGTACAACATTACCGCTCAGAGTGTATCATTTGATAAATCTATTACATGTCACTCAGGACATTCGGAGCGAGAGTCCTGGGAGGGCTACAATGTTATCTGCGTGATCCTGGACGAGATCTCTGGTTTTAGCACAGTCTCAACAAGTGGTAACGAGCAGGCAAAGACTGGTCAGGCGATCTATGATATGTATAGAGCCTCCGTAGATTCACGATTCCCAGATGTTGGGAAGGTTGTTCTTCTTTCATTCCCTAGGTATCGTGATGATTTTATTCAGCAAAGATACAACGCTGTTATTGCCGATAAAGATGTAGTTATTAGATCTCATACTTTCAAATTAGATGATGAACTAGATGGTGTAAAAGAAAATGAGTTCACGATTGAGTGGGAAGAAGATCAAATAAATGCTTATAAATACCCTAAAGTATTTGCCTTAAAGCGACCAACCTGGGAAGTAAATCCAACTAGATCAATCAATGACTTTAAGATTGCTTTTTACAATAACCCAACAGATGCACTTGGAAGATTTGCGTGTATGCCTCCCGATGCAGTCGATGCATTCTTTAAATCAAAAGAGAAGATTCTCGCCTGCTTTAATCAGCCAATGAATGGCGTAGACGATGACGGTAGGTTTAAGGATTGGTTCATTCCACAGGATGAAAAAGAATACTACATACATGTTGACCTAGCCCAGAAACACGATCATTGCGCCGTCGCTATGGCCCACGTTGATAGATGGGTTCATCTTAAAAGTTTTATGAATCATAATGTTGTAAGCCCAATAGTTGTTGTAGATTGTGTTAGATGGTGGACACCCACATCAGATAAATCTGTAGACTTCTCTGAAGTAAAGCAATTCATCATTGATCTTAGGTCTCGCGGCTTTAATATTAAAAAGGTAACCTTTGATAGATGGAACTCTCACGATATTATGACAGAACTTAGAATGATTGGTATAGAGACAGAGACATTATCTGTAGCAAAAAAACACTATGATGATATGGCTATGTTGGTGGGAGAAGAAAGAATCATTGGCCCAAGCATTAAACTTCTTACTGACGAACTATTGCAGTTAAGAATCATTCGTGATAAAGTTGACCATCCTAGAAAGGGAAGTAAAGACCTATCTGATGCTGTATGTGGATCTATTTATAATTCTATATCTAACACCAGAAAAGAATCTGGCGAGGTTGAGATAGAAGTCCACACATATAAACAATTTATCAGAGATCAGAGAGAGCAAGAGGCAAAAAGAAATATCATTCAGCCTCCATCAGGCGGACAAAACAATATAGATGACTATATCCAATCTATAGGGATGGTTTAACATGGATATGAATGAAGAGTTAATAGAGATAATGCTTGAACGAGGGTACATTGAGGTGGTAGGATATAATCCTGTTGGAGATCCAGTATATAAAGTTACTGAACTATTTTACAAAGAACAACAAGAACTTGTAGAGTGGATGCGACAGATGGATTCAGACATATTGAACTCCCTATGGTTCAAAGGATTCATAGATTTAAAAATGGACGAGGACGGCAATGCCTTCATCTATCTTACTAATAAATCTGAAGACTGGGTGCAGGCAGATGAACTTAATGAAGATGAAAAATCAATGATGTATTTAATCTATAGCACAGGAGCGTACAATGGAGGAGAGTGGAACGGTGGATTCCCTGACCCAGGATACAAGGAACGTGATTGACTATTATAAAGAGTGGGAGAATGATCAGATAAAGGCGGACCTTGATACTAAGCGTCTTCCATTCGTTGTAGGGTTTGAGAATATTTCTGGAGACTTTAATAAAGCGTCTGGAATTAGAAACTCTAATGCGTTTCTAGCAAAAGAATCCTGGATCATTGGTAACAAAAGATGGGACCGCCGTGGCGCGGTAGGAACACAAAATTATATTCATCTCAAATATGCACCGTCACTAGACCATATTTATCTTAATGAGCCTCATATTAGGGATATGCGGTGGGTAGCAGTAGATAATGTTCCTGGTGCTATTCCTGTCACTCAATATGAATGGAGTCCCAATACATTTATGATTTTTGGTGAAGAGGCGCGAGGGGTAAGTCCAATGGGGCTTGGCATGGCTGATGATATTGTAATGATTCCACAACTTGGTAGCGTCAGGAGTCTTAACGTTAGTGTCGCTAGCGGAATTATGATGTATGATTATGCGACCAAACTTGGAATGCTATAATATTATGGAATGCAGATTTTGTGAACAACCAGCGGCATGGGTTGGAGAAAGAAATGAAACCAAGACTCATGCTTGTGATACACATTTTCATGCATACTATATAAGTTTTTGGAGATGGGAGAAATACGATGGCTGAATCATATGTTCCAACAGATTCCATGGCATCTAATGCCCGTCGTGGCCTAGCCTTGCGCGACGAATTTAATCGTGGGGGAACCTCAGTAGGAATTGCACGCGCAAGAGACATTGCTAATAAAAAGAATCTAAGTGAGTCTACAGTATTAAGGATGCATTCATTCTTTAGCCGCCACGCCGTTGATAAAAAAGGCAAGGGGTGGAGTCAAGGTGAGGAGGGGTATCCATCTAATGGTCTTATCGCATGGCTTCTTTGGGGAGGAGACTCAGGAAGATCCTGGGCAGAATCGAAGAGGAATGCTATTATGAGGAGAAGAGAGTCATCCAATAAAATGTGGAAAGGCTCCGCTTTCGATATAACAGAATAGGCCCCGATGTGCCAGCAATGCCGAGTTACGCGGTTGATACCAGCATGAAGTTAGTCAAACGTGCAGAAAACCTTGGGATGGTGTAGTTACCCGCTGGCACATCGGTTATGGAGAATGGTGTAATGGCAGCACAAATGTCTTTGGAACATTTAGTTTAGGTTCGACCCCTGATTCTCCAGCGTTTTAAGTAGTGGTCTGTGGCGCAATGGCAGCGCAATCGGCTGTTAACCGATGGGTTGTAGGTTCGAATCCTACCAGGCCAGCATGGAAATGCATAGTGATAATGAATGCCAAAAATATTGGCGGGACAGATTTTCAGAACAGATAGAAGAATGTATTGAAGCCCCATACATGGAAGAATATTCTCAACAATCAGAATGGTTTAGACAGGGGCTGAAATATGCAATGATGATTATTCGGTGGGACCATGATGAGTGAGGCTGGTCACAAAAAGCCTTCTAAACTTGACCCCTTAGAGTTACCCTGATAAGATTAAAGTATCAACCCACAAGGAGGATATAATGAAAGCACTTGGAATACTTTTC